TCCAGTGACATTACTTGCACCTGGCGTATACACATAATATTCGTCAATTGACTGACTGAAGATATTATTTCTTCCTAATGGATTGCTGCCTCCAGTGTTGTTTTTAGTCAGTACTTGAGAGGCATTTGTGGTTGCTACCTTATCATTTAGTTTGCGAACAAACTTAATCTTCATTGGATCAATGTAACGCAGATCCATAATCCCATCTTGGGGATTTTTAAAGTCAATAACCTTGAGGTAATGCATTCTTCCGTCAATATACCAATTGCGGAAGATTTCATGAGAACGCTTATCAAAGTCCAATAATTCTTTGATGTACTTAAACTCATCGCGGATAATGTTCTTTACTTTCTCACTAGCATTTACATTACTCAATTCAACCTGAACTGGCGACTCATACAAGTCACTGACGATTGCTTCGTTTACAATATCTTCGATAGCACTGTCCACTTCTGGATATAGTGCCATCTCTCTATAGCGACGGATTAGTTCATATTCCGTCCTATAAACACCCTCAATATCAACATACGCTCCACCAAAACCACCAGATGCATAATAATCAACCCCGTCCGAGTTATTTTCGGGGACGGGACTGATCGATCCAGGGCGTTGGATGTCGTCGTCTTCAATTGAAAACCCGAATAACTTTCCCATAATAAAATAAAGTGGGTGTATACCTTCTTACACTTATATTTAGACCATAAAAAAAGGACCCCTTTTGGGATCCCTGTTGATTATTTCGGGTAAATCAGAAGATATCCTGACCGCCTGCGTTAGGACCAGTGCCCTTAATGGCTTCCCACCACTGAACCTGCATCTCTACGGTGAACTCCTGAATGGTATCAGTTGTATCGTAGTTTAGCTCGATTGTGGAGATGTTCGTTGGGAACACATCGTGGAAGCGGTATGTGCGAAGCGTGGAGCCGTCGCGGTCAATCTGATAGACATATGCGTCAGACTGATACTCTGCGGGGTCCTGTGTGCCTGTAGCGTTCTCCATACGGTTCATTGTGTTCATCCAATTCTCCATCGCAGAGCGAATAGCGAAGTCGGTGTCGTTTAGAACAGTAATGGTCCAGGTGTCGAAGGTGCGGTCTCCTGCAATCTTCAATGTACGTCCACGGAAGGGAACTTCGATGGGTGTAATGTTAGAAGCGGGAAGAGCTGCTGCCTTGACTAGGAAGCGTGATTTCTGTAGTGTATCTGTATCGGTAGGTGCCGAGAGTGGGAACTGAAGAACAACTTCAAATAGATTGGGGCGAGCACCACCACCAGTCATTTTTGCTTTGAAGTCGCTAATAGTCCTCAATACTGGGGACTCTACCTGAACTCTTGTACTTGCCATTGGTATTTCTCCTTATTAGTTAGGTAGTAATGATCAAACAGTTCCTACAACTTCTTCGAAGTTAACGCCTGTGCGTGTTGCAACAAACGTTAGACCGATGAAGTTGATGGAGCGTGTGGGCTTAATGAAAATATCAGCAACAAACTCATTGCGATCTACAACCGCTGGAGTATTGTTGGTTTCGTCACAAACAACTAGGAAGTCTGTAATACCACGCTTGGACTTAACATCACGGAGGAAAGGCTCAACAATGTTAACGAAGTTTGTGCGTGTAACTTCATCGTTGAATTCAAATAGTTGATCTTGTGCAGCAGCACTGATAGCTTCTTCGACATAGATGAACAAACGGCGAACGTTAATTCTATCGAAAGCAGATGAAGCTGAAAGACCAGTCTTATCACCAAATAGTGTAATACCACCTACGTCATTAGAGAAAATGACTGGATTGACTCTAGCAGAGTAAAGTCTGTCTCTTTGGATTAATGTTGGGTTATATGCTAGGCGTACTCCATTTAGGATAGCGCCACGAGTTGTACCAGCAGGTGAGAACCAAGGGAACGCAATCTGGTCAGTACGAGCACAGCAACCGGCAATGTCTCCGTTTAGAGGGACATAGCGGAACTTGTCTGCGAAGCGGTCATACATGTACTTGTATCCAGTATCGAATACAACGTATGAGGATGAAGCAACGGTGCTGTAGAAGCTGATTACCTTGCTTGTGATTGTCTCAGAATCAATAACAGTTTGTGCGCCAGTTTGGCTATCAACAATCTGTGAAGCACGGTATGGGCTAACGAAAGCCAATGCGTCTCTGCGTTGTTCTGCGATTGCAATCAACTTGTTTGCTAGTGATTGGGCTTCTGCCTCACCATAAGCAGCTGATCCCATTAGTAGGAAATCAACGTTAGTTTCGTCATCAGACTCGAAGTTGTTGTAGCCAGCAGCAATGTCTCCTACAGAAACCTGTAGAGCTCCAGATCGCTCAATGTCTGTTCCACCATCGTAGTTCTTACCGTTTTCCAAGATAACCTGTAGGTTACCGCAGCTAAAGAACTGGGTGTTACGGATTTGCTGATCCCACTCACCACCTGTTTCTGGATTAAATCCATTACCAGTAGCTTCAAATGAAGTTGGAACTAGGTTAGCTGGCTCAGAACCACCGAATAGGTATCTTGAGGTATTAGCTAGGAACTTTCTCCAGTAAGAAGGAGTACCAACAGAGAACTCTGCATCGTTTCCTTTGGAGATGCCGATGTTCTTCTCTAAGATAGTACCTGAATTACCAGTTACTTCTCCAGTGTCATCAAAGATGACGATATGAACTTCATCAAAGCGACAGTTGCGATTACGTGCATACTCTGTCGTTGTTGGGCGGTTAGCAATGGTGTTCCAGGGAACACTTACGCGACCACTCTGAAGTGAAACTTCCTGATCATCAAACCAATCTCTAGGTGCAATTGTGTTTGCTACCGCAGTAACTAAACCAACTGGGTTGTAGATATCAAAAGCTTCATCTACGAATGACCAAGTACCACCCTGCTGATAGTCAACTTCAGTCTCTGATCCGCCAGTTGGTGTGAAGGATAGAACCTTAACATCAATACGGTAGTTGGATGAAGTTGAAGTAACACCAGTAATGATACCCTTTAGTTGACCTTCAACCAAAGAAGTTGTTCCTGCGCCAGCAGCAACCTTACTGATTTGTTGTGTGATTCCATAACCAGTTGACAAGCCAGCGCCCACGAGCGTTGAGATACCAGCAAATGATTGATCGGCTCTACCGTCAATAAATGCTACCTTAACTCCGTTAGCCCAAGATCCTGGGTTTCTTGCGATTACATTGTAACCAGGAATAATATTTTCGTCGTATGCTAGAGCATTGTAGTCTTCAATACTCTTAATTTTAATATCAGTTGATGCTACACCAGCATAGCTGTTTGTAATTTTGTCGTTGTCTGAACGCACGACCTGCATAATACCGCCATAAGAAAGGTATGATGCAATTGTAAGCCAGCCTTCGTACTGTCTGTCAGTAGAAGATGGTTGACCGAAAACATCAAGTAATTCATTCTCACTTGCGACTAATACAGGCTCATCAACAGGTCCCCTTGCGAAGGGGGCAACAATTGCGCCAGTTTTGTCAGAAGAAGTTTGTACTTGACCCAGTGTAAGGTCAACTTCTCTAACTAAAACACCAGGCGATGCTAAGTTTACAGGCATCTTGTGGGTCTCCCTATGAAAGTCCGAATAATCTAAAAATATTTATAAAAAAACACATTTAGACCCCCCCTTTCAGCTATAGTCCCACATATAACTCATCTCACCATATTCACTAATATTACTCCAACGGTCCCCCTGGGCATCTACAAAACTATCATCGTCATCCATAGAACTAATGAACCCAAATGGAGCCATATCTTGTTCAATCTGACCTTCCTTATCACTATAGATTTCCTTACGGACATCATTATCAGTCATCTCACGGAAATAATCCTGTGCTACACACCAGGCAAAAATAACCATACACATAGCAAGGTCATCATTACAGCCATCTTCTGCCGCATATGAGTTATTCCTTGAGATAAACGTAGTCAATTCCTGGACGATATTGAAATCACAGAACTCTAATTTCTTCTCTTCCACCAGTGCCTTCAGATTGGAGCACCCGAGCTTCTTCGTGGCTACGCTCATCTTTACGCCTAATTGTGTTTTAGAGCCACTGAAGCCCGCTCCAAGCTGCTGTCCTGCCCTTCCGCGCATCGCACACATCATTACATTGGGATATTCCAAGTCATAGTTCAAAATAGAGGCAACTTGGTCACCAATATCATTGACCTCAATAAGAACGTGAGCTTTGTTATAGGATTTAGCAACTCTTTCAATGATACTTGGGAATACCATAGGCTTGATTTCATTGTCCCTATACTTCGCAACCACCTTATATGGGAAGGTTGTAGTATCAAAAACAATAAACGCAGAGAAATCTTTACCAACTCCACGTGCAACGTCAGCAGTTAGGACATATGTGTGGTCGTCTTCTGGGTCTGTAAAAATATCCAAGCCCCTGTTTTTTGTAATAGGTTCTCTGTATTCCATAGCTCTCAAAGCCATTGGGGAGATTAGAGTATCAACGGAGCCGAT